CAATGGGGGCCGCAAGACCCCGCCGCCGCCGGCAAGGCCGAGGCCTGGCACTTTCGCACCTTGCTGGAAGGATATAACGTTCACACCGAGCCTGTCAATGGCGAACTCCAAGTGCTCGCCGGCCCGTACCAGAGCGCCTTAGAAGTTGGCCATATCAAGCTGCTCCGAGGCGAATGGAACAAGAGCTTCATTGATGAGCATCTGGAGCAATGGGAAGGTGCCGCGCACGACGACATGGTCTGGGCTGCGGCCAATTGTTATCTCAAGTGTGTTCGGGCACGCTACCGTCGCAACAAGTCCTTCACCGGGTCCGCTTCCTTTGTGTCGTATCGCTGAGGATCGCTCATGACTGCTCCGTTCCCGCTGCGAATCAACTTCCCGTTCACCTCGCTGCCGGCCCTGGCCTTTGCCAATACGCCGTACATCGATTGGAACGGTACGGATGCGCGCGAGGCGCTGTCGAGTCAGCTCGGGGATCACCTTCCGGCGAATCGTCTGATGTACGAAGGGGATCACTGGCTCCGGGGCGACGGCTTTATTGGCCCGAAGCCGGCACCAAACGATAAAGACTACGAAGAAACAATGAGTCTGATTGAGCTGTTCTTCACCTCCCGGAATGTGATACGGGAGGTCGTCGCGCGACACGCGGGCGGCGTCGTTGGGAAAGAGCCGCGCTGGCGCTTCGCGCCCCGGCGATTCCTGAAGCCAGGGGAACGGCCCACGGATCAAGAAATTGCCGACATTGCCCTAATCGAATCGTTCCTGACCGAGTGGTGGGATCGGAAAGAAGTGATCGCCCGGATTCAAGATGCGGTGGCCAATGCAATGTGGTCGGATCGTGGACCGATGCTGCTACGGATTCCGGACGGGCTCGTGGCGCAGGATGCGGGGGTGCCCGGGCTCTTCCTGAAGCGGGGCGATCTCGCGGGCGCACTCGACTATATCTGGCCGGAAGCGCCGGAACCCGAAACGGCCACGGTCTATCGCGACCCCGATACCAAGCGGGAAATTGGCATCGTGATCGTGTGGAACTCGGACGGTACGACGACCACGCATGTATTTTTCTTGATGCCAAGCGAAACAAAACCCGAGCGCACGATTCATCGATCCTTTCCTGACGCGACAACAGTCAGTGCGCAGATCGACTACAACTATGGGGGCCGGCTGCCGATGGAGGAGATTCGGCGCCCTCGAATCATCACACAGCAGATTCTCCAATCGCAGAAGGCGCTCAATCTGGCGCTCACGATGATGCCGCGAGCGATCGTGACATCAGGATTCCTAGAGCGCATCATTCTCTCCGCCCAGCTCCCCGGCACCTTCACCGATATAAAAGACGCCTCCGGCCGCGTCATTGATCGCCGTTTCGTTCCCAGTGCGCCGACCTTCGGCCCGAACACAACGAACTACGTCAATCCAATTGTCATCGAGGAGGATGACGGACGCGGCGGCGTCAAGAGCATCATGTCATCCCCTGACGTCAAGTATCGCGATCCCACCGACCCAAAGCCCATCATCACAGCCAAAGAGTCGCATTATCAGGACATTCTGGAAGAATGCGATCAGGCACATATTCTCATTCAGTCTGATGCCACTCCATCTGGACGCTCGCGCGAACAGGCCCGAGTTGAATTTGAGAAATCGCTCAACAAGACCGCGCCACACGTCAATCGGGTGGGCCGCTGGATGCTCGATACTGTGCTGGCAATGGCGGAAGAAATCGCGGGCATCCCCGGATTTTACACGAACCGCTACCGGGCCATTTTCGAGTGCAATATCGACACTGGTCCGCTAACGGCTGATGAGAAGCGTCAGGTGATGGAGTCGGGAAATCAGAAATATCGGTCATCGCAATCTGTCATGGAGCTGCTGGACGTCGAGAATCCGGATGCAGAATTTGCCCGGATCCAAGCCGAAGGGGTCGGCACAATTGGGCAAGTAGCGGAGATGGCTCTTGCAGCAGCCAATCTTTCCAAGGCTGGTTTCCCCCCAGAAATCGTTGGGGAACTCGTTGGGCTGCCCCCGGATCTGATCACGAAGATCGTCACCTCAGTGCAGCAACAGCAAGAGGCAGACTTGAAGAAGGCCACGCAGCTCGCTGCCCTCAAACCGCCCGCCCCACCACCGGGCTCTAGCGCGCCGCCCCAGTAAGTCAGTATCTTCGGGAATCACCGTCACCCAATCTCCCAAGGGGAGTCTCGCATGGCCGATCCAGAAGTTGCAAAAGGCAAAGAGAATTCATCCGGCGATCCTGCTGGCTTTAGCATCAATGAGTTCCTGCGCACTGTTCTGGCGCAAGTCGGCGGGGACAAGGACGCGGCAATGCGGAAGCTCGGGCGTGATGCGCAGCGGGCGCGGGCGCGGGCGCGCGAGGCGGAGCTAAAGATCAGTGAAGTTGAGAAGAAGCTCCCCACGGACGGCTCGATTGTGCTCAATGGTGATGACGCCAAGGAGTACACAGAATTCAAGAAGCTCGGGCGCAAGACTGCCGAGATCACGACGGACTTGAACAAACTCGGGGGCCTCGAAGCGAGGGTCACGGGCATGGAACGGGAGAAAGATTGCACCAAGGTGTGTGATCTCCTGGGTTACAAGCATCCTCCGGTCCTCCTGGACCAGCTCAATGGCCGGAAGATGGATCTCACGTTCCGGAAGGCGAAGGTGAAGGATGAGGAAGGGAAGGATGTGGAGCAGGACAATGTCCCTTGTGTGCGTGCACAAGGCGACGAAAAGGCCCCTTGGACCCCCGTGCAGGAATGGGTTGAAAAGGACCTGAAGCTGTATCTGCCGGCCCTACTGGGAACCTCTGAATCTGATTCAGATTCAGGTGAGCGGTTCGTCCCGGTTGCGGGTGTCGGCACCTCACGCACAACCCCATCGGGCAGGGCTCGTGGGTCATCCGAGGTAGTCACCAGCTACCTTGCGAGCCGGTACGCGGTTCCTGGCGCCAAAGACGCCGGGACCAAGAAGTAACCAACCAACCCAGGAGTTACCACCATGGGACGCAAGATGACGGTTTCACCCGTCACTCTGACGCCTCCGGTATGGGCTGGGCGGCCGATCTGCCCTGATGATATGCTGCCGGGCGGAATCAAGCTCGATGCCGCGCAGTTTCTCGCGCCGGATGCGGTTGTGGTGACGATGAACGCTTCGGCACTCGCCGCAGCCACGTCACTCACCGTCGTGGCTCTGACTGGAGCAATTCCGTCCGGGACGATCCTCGACTTCGGCACCAACAAGCTCGCAATTCTCACCGCTGCGGCGGCTGCGGGCGACACCACCCTCACCGTTCGGGCTATCCCGACGGCGATGGCCGGGACGGAAACGGCGACCTACGCCGGAGTGGAAATCAAGACCGTGCCCTCAGGCACGTTGGTCGGCCGCACGTTCACCGAGCGCGGCACTAATACGCCGTTCGGGCCGGCGGTGAATACGGATGATGAAGTGTACCTGCTCCCGTTCGATGTCGAGAACCTGTCCAACATCGATGATGCTGAAGCCCTCCTGCCGGGGTCATTCCCCGTGAAGGAGAACTTCCTCCCGGGTTGGACTGATCTCGCCTCGACCCTCAAGACCGTGATCCGGTCGAAGTACGCAACCACAACGGGCGTGGCCTGAGGAGAGTGAACGATGACTGTTCGTGACCTCGGGTCGCTGATCCGACAGATGGAGCAGGATCAGAGCCTGGATCGCGTGGCGCGGAATCCGTTGGCGCAGTTCGGCCCGGAGGCCCGCCCGTACCTGGGTGCCTCGATCCTGCCCGAAATCGAAGTGCCGGAAAATGCTTTCCGGGAAGAGCAGATCAAGTATCGCTCTGTGATCGCGAATCACGGCACGCGGTACTCGCCGGTGCAGCTGAAGGGAAGCGCCATGAGTGGGTGGGTGGATGTCGTACTCGCCAACTCGGACATCGGCGCCTCGCTGACGAGCCGCGACTACGATGTGCTGCTGCGGTATCTCCGGTCGCAGTCGGACATGGAGGCCATCGCATCGCTCATTCGCTTCGCCGACACGATGCTGAACAACCCGCTCGTTGAGCGTAACGAGAAGGATCGTTGGGATGCGATCGTGAACGCGGCCGTCGTGCTCACGGGCGATAACGGGTACACCGAAACGATCAGCTACAGCGATCCGGCTGGCCATCGGGCCAGCGCCGGTGGCACCTGGTCGAACGATGCGTATGATCCCATGGCGGACATCTACGCCATGGCGCAGCTGTTCTACAGCAAGGGCCTTCGGCTCAATCGCCTGATCACGAGCCGGAACGTCGTCAGCATTCTGATGCTGAATGCGAAGATCGCCACCCGCACGAACAAGGTGACGGTCGATGGCTCGGGGCAGATTCTCGCCAACACCGGCCGAGTCACCATCGCGGAGATCAATGCCGCGTTGGCGCAGGACGACCTGCCCGCCCTGGAGCTGTACGACGCGCTATACCGTACCCAGAGCGGCACGGGCCGGTTCCTTCCGAACGATGTCGTGGTGGGGATCGCCGCGACTGGCCGTGATGTCGAACTGGACCTCGGTGACCGTTTGTTCATCCTCGGGCATACCCTCGGCTACACCGGTGTCGGTCGCGCCGCTGGGCAGAGCAACCCGGGCCGCACGCTGATCATGACCCCGTACCGGGACAAGCCGCCCCGGATCGACGGTCAGGCCTGGCAGGCATCACTTCCCGTCATCACGGAGCCGGAAGGCGTGTTCGTCATCAAGGACATCTCCTAACTGTTCCCTAACCGGCGCCGGGGCACGATCGCCCGGCGCCCACCTTCGTCCTTCGCCAACAAGGAGTTCTGCATCATGAAGGCGGATAAATGTTATGTGTATCGGGGCGCGATCTACCTCAAGGGCGC